GGCGTTGGTGTAGTTGAAGAAGATATAAAAAAAGGTGGGTTTGATTTAATCGTGGTCGATGAGGCTAACGCATATAAAAACCCACAGACTAACCGTTGGAAAATACTAAAGCGCATCGTAGACAGGACTGACTGGTTATGGATGCTAACGGGTACACCAGCGGCGCAGTCTCCAGTTGATGCGTTCGGTCTTGCTAAGCTAGTAAACCCAGATAAAACTCCAAAGTACTTTGGTCAGTTTAGAGACCAAGTTATGTATAAGATATCTCAGTTTAAGTGGATACCTAAAGCCACCGCTAAAGATACAGTACATAGAGTTTTACAACCTGCGATTCGGTTTGAGAAAGATCAATGTCTCGATCTACCAGAAGTTACGTATATAGAACGGGAAGCCCCACTCACACCACAACAGATCAAATACTACAACGCGCTAAAGAAGCAGATGGTCATAGAAGCGGCTGGTGAACAAGTATCTGCGGTTAATGCGGCGACTAACTTAAACAAGTTGCTTCAGATATCAGGCGGCGCAGTTTATTCAGACGAGAAAGAAGTAATTGAGTTTGATGTATCTAACCGTATTAACGTAATACTAGAGGCAATACAAGAATCATCACACAAAGTTCTAGTGTTTGTACCATTTACCCATACTATTGAATTACTTAAAGATCAGTTGGAGAAAAATAAAATAACCTGTGAAGTAATCAATGGTGCAGTGCCGCTAAACAAACGATCAGACAGAATTAAAAGATTTCAAACACAACCAGACCCTCATGTTTTAATCATCCAACCCCAAGCCGCATCGCACGGATTAACTTTGACTGCGGCAAATACAGTCATTTGGTATGCACCAGTTACCAGCGTAGAGACTTATCTTCAGGCAAATGCACGTATTGATAGGCCGGGGCAAAAGAACGCTATGACGGTGGTACATATTAAAGGGAGCGAGGTCGAAGACCGACTGTATCACATGTTAAGAAACAAAATAGGAACCCACTCAAAGATTATTGATCTTTACCGACAAGAAATATCAGAATAACATTTGACATTGTAAAGTGTTCTGATATACTTGTAATTTCCTACAACACAAGGAGGACATTATGGGCAGACTAGTAAAGCCTATTCGCACTTTGGAAGAGAAGCGACTGGAAGCAGAAAAAGGAAAACTCCAGTCTAAAAATTATTTAGAAAGAGAACGGACTAAATGCTTTAAGTTAGGACACATATTATTCGTGCCTACTTATGCGCGTAGTAATGCAATAACAGTCGAATATGTTGGGCCAGAATTCATGAGCGAAAGTAAAAGGCGCTACACAGAATTTGAACTCAGACGTATGGGTGCTGTGGCTACGGAAGAATATCTTTGGAAGAGAGCGTCCCTAAATGGATGATAAATTCGATGCCGAAAAGTATGTTGCTACGTATAAAAAAATACGTGACGCAATAGCTGAAAAGAAAGCGCAGTATCAAAGTGAGATCAATGATCTCAAAGAAAAACAAAAAATTATTAGTGACAAACTTTTGGAGTTTTGTAATGAACACGACTTAGATAGCATAAAAACAAAAGAAGGAACTGTGTCCCGCAGAATAACCACTAGATTCTGGGCTAGTGATTGGGACGAAATACATAAATTCATAAAGGAAAACGATGCTTTATATTTATTAGAACGTCGTATTAGTACCGACAATATGAAGCAGTTTCTTAGTGATAACCCAGACAAACTACCTATTGGCTTGCAGAGCAATAGCGAATACACCATATCAGTACGAAAACCAAATAATTCTTAAGGAGAACTTATGGGAAATGTAGCAATCTTCAAAGATAAAAACGCTGTTGTCAGCACTAGGAAGAGGGAACTTAGTGATCTATCTAAATCCCTCATGCAGAAATCAACTGTTACTAATAGACGTATACAGGTACAACCTAACGGTACGTTCAAACGGGTTGTAAATGGTGAGCAGATTGGCAACGCTGTGCGTGGTGAAATAAATGTAATCCTCGTACACATGCTTGAGAAAGTCTCTCGTATCTTTTATAAGAGCAAGTTTGATCCGAACAAAGAAGCAACTCTACCCAACTGTTGGTCAAATCTCGGCGACAAACCAGAGGAGGCTTCATCAGACAAACAGAGTACCAACTGTTTAACTTGCCCACAAAACGTAAAAGGTTCTGGCGAAGGTGGTGGTAGAGCTTGTAGATTCCAGCGTCGTATATCTGTAATCTTAGAAGGCGATGATTCTGGTGAGGTATACCAACTAAATATCCCTGCTAAATCTTTGTTTGGTAAAGGTGTTGGTAACGTACACCCATTTGAGTCATATATTAAATATCTACTCGCCAACCATGAGAGTCTTGATAATGTGGTTACCAACGTAGCATTTGATCCTAATGCTGACACCATGGAACTTGTGTTTACTCCTGTGCGGCATCTCACGGATGATGAGTACGACTTAGTAAAACAAGCACAGATGACCCCTGAAGCTAAGATGTATACGGCTATTACCGTAGCACAAGCAGATGGCGTTAAGAAACTACCTAAACAAGAAGCTAAAATCCAACGCTCTGATGAGCCAGACGATGATGAGATAGAAGAGCCACAAGTTCGCCCATCCAAGAAAGCTACTGAAGAAGCGCCAAAAGAAAAGAAAGCGGCAGCTGATATTGTAGATGAATGGTTGGCTGAATGATGGGATACGGCTACAGCATAAGGTTAATAAGGCTTAATAAAAGTGCTGACCGAAAGCTGTTAGGTGTCCGTTTGGGGAAACTGTGCATACAACATGATGTGCCGGTTTCCTCAGTGGCTACCAAATTGGGTGTAAGTAGGCAGACAGTTTATAACTGGTTTGTAGGTACTACTTCACCCAACCCTAATCTGGCTTTACGCATCGAAAAGTTTATTAATCTAATTAAATAAGAGAGCGACTTATTATGGACTTACTTAATACAGTACAGCCGTCTACAGGATGGTTTTGCGTATTAGGTATAAAAGGAGATGAAATACGGCAACATCTAGTCGAAACACGGGAGGAGGTAGATAAGCTTGTCGAGAATTTTGTTGCTAGTGGTTGGAATGTATACTTTGGGGTTGCTAAGTTTGCAACAAATGAAAATAGAACCAAAGCAAATGTTCACCTACTTAAATCTTTTTGGGTAGATATAGATTGCGGAGAGTCTAAAGCCGTAGCTAATCCAGAGACTGGGAAACCTTCTGGTTATTTGGACCAAGCCACCGGACTGCAGGCACTCAAAGATTTCTGTGAAAAGATAGGATTACCTGACCCCATCGTGGTTAATTCAGGGCGCGGTATACACGCATACTGGCCTTTGACTGAAGAAGTAACACGAGGAGAATGGGAACCTGTCGCTAAGAGACTACGTGATCTATGTATAACTCATAACTTTTATGCCGATAACTCAGTAACTACTGACGCAGCTAGAATACTTAGAGTACCTGGAACCTACAACTTTAAAGATAATCCTCCTACACAAGTAGAAGTAATGGAGGAAGCTGAGCCTACAGCTATAACAGAGTTACGTAGCATTTTGGGTGTTAAAGAAGATATGGAGATGGCTCCTAAACGGGAGATGTCCGAGTTATCTAAATCTTTGATGTCTAACTACACGTCTGTATTTACTAAGATAATGGTGCGGAAAGACTCGTGCCAGCAGTTGTTAAGTTGTTACCGAGAACGTGAAAACCTTTCGGAGCCTAGATGGTTCAATGCTTTATCTATTGCTAAGTTCTGTAGTGATAAAGACAAAGCCATACATAAGCTATCTCAAGGACACCCAGACTACGACCCTGCTACTACTGAAGAAAAGATAGAGCATATAAAAGGGCCGCATGGCTGTGTTGAATTTGAGAAATCTAATCCGGGCGGATGTGCAGGTTGTCCGCACAAAGGTCGCATCAAGTCTCCTATTTCTCTAGGTAGGGAAGTACTAGAAGCGGATGAGGAAGATAACACCGTAGTAGTGAGCGGAGATGATAGCGGGGAAGAAGACAAAATCCATATTATTCCTAAGTATCCAGATCCATATTTTAGGGGTAAGAATGGCGGAGTATACCTGAGTCCACCAGAAGATGGTGAAGACGCCATATGTATTTATGAGCACGACTTATATGTAGTTAAACGAATGCGCGACCCAGACAGAGGGGATATGGTGGTTATTAAAGTTCACCTACCAGCTGATGGAATACGTCAATTTACTATTGAAGCGGCAATGATGTCGAAGCTATCGGATCTGGCTTCTGAATTATCTAGGCATGGAGTTATATCCCTAGGTAAAAAGAAAGCTGATGCAGTAGCTATGTACATCGCCATGTCGACTAGAAACTTACAATATTTAAAGAAAGCAGAAATTATGAGGACACAATTTGGGTGGGCTGACAATGACAGCAAATTTATTTTGGGTGATCGGGAAGTAACGGCGGATGGTATTTATCATAGCCCCCCATCTCACGTAACAGAACAGATGGCTTCATTTGTACATAAGTCTGGGACGTTGGAACGGTGGAAAGAGATATTTAAGTTATATGGCAGAGAAGGTATGGAGTCCAGAGCGTTTGCCGCCCTAAGTGCGTTCGGTTCGCCTATTTTCAAGTTTACTGGGCAGAGCGGGGCGCTAATCAGTTTGGTCAATGCTGAGTCTGGCACGGGTAAATCTACTATTTTATATATGGTTAACAGTGTATATGGAGACCCGAAGCGCCTATGTGGTCAGCCAAAAGATACCCTGAACGCTCTATACACGAAGATGGGCATATTAAATAACCTGTGTTATACGCAGGATGAAGTTACCAATATGCCGGGCAAAGTGTTCTCAGATTTTGTGTATGGTATCTCTCAAGGTAAAGGCAAAGACCGTCTGACTAGCAATGCGGAGCTACGACGTAACATAGCTTTGTGGCAGTTGCTTGGGCTTATAACTGCTAACGTATCTTCTTATGACAAAGTTGCGGCGTTTAAAGACTCAGCTGACGGTGAGCTTATG